AGGAATGCATATCGTGTTATCGTAAATAGAGCCTTAGTGTCCTTATATTGTACCAACCACTTATAGAGGCCGGCAACAATGATTACTGCTAGACCTGCACCTGTCCACCCTTCCCACGTATTATTATACCGCTGAAACATGAATGTGAACACTTCCATGCTTTCGCGAAAGTATATGAACCATATAACGAGATAACCTACCATGTTTGTCTTATTGCGATTCGCAATAGCATCAACATGTCCCTTGATATGTACTGGTAGATTTGCGCTGGTGAAGAACAAGTAGAGCATCAGTCCACTCAACATAGCATACATCAGAACTTCATAATCATGTAGCAGCTCACCTAATGCAAAGCCACCTAACAGTCCACACAGCAATCCTAACATCGCTGAGGCAAGTATCTTCTTGTCAACGACAATTGCAGTGACGACCATTAACGTCAAGAACATCATTTCTAATGATTCACGTCCTACATATATCAAACTCTCAATGTCTACAATATTTATAATATCCATAATCTATCTCGCTTTAAGCCTATTTCTATTCTTATTCCTAGCTTTTCTCTTCTTAGAGCCTATCTTTCTTCTGCCCTTGCCTGTTCGCTTTGCCATCGATGGCCTCCTTATAATTACATATAAAATAACTGTCCACAATATCTGATATAGGGTTCTCACCATGGTAATCCAGTATCTCTCTAGGATCAACATATGTCTTATTAATAAATGCCTCTAGCATATTGCTCTTCTTGGCATTCCCCTTGCCGGTAGCAAACTTTTTGACTTCTGTGGGCGTAACTAATACGATATTAGCTTTGTTACGTAGCCGATATTTCAATATACCTGTGTTCTCTCCTATATTAAAAACACGGCCGGTCGCAGCATATGCATAGTCCTCTAACATAATCTTATCTGTTTCGTATGTGTCTATTATATCTACAGCCCACGAAGATATGTAGGCATATCTGTCTATGCCTGATAGGTCTGGCAAAAGTGATCCTCTGAACATAAACTGCTCATGATCAATCTCACATATCGATTTCTTTTTTGATGTTAGGTAGTAAACGTCGTAGTCGTCATCTACCTTAATCGTTATGGCTGGACTTGTTGTACTATAATCAATTCCAATTACATTACTGATCTTCGTCTATCCATTCTACACCACCTCCGAACTCGGCACGCTCACTTGCTTCCATGCCGAAGTCATCTGTAGACAATTCATCATACATCTCATGGCCACAGAAGGGACAATAACCAGGGGAGTGCCCATCTGTATCATCCTCTTGATATTGAACTTCGCAAACAGCTCCACACACTTCACAGGATAAGGAATCCTTTTCCACTATCTCATCATCTTGATTCATATCTTGCTTTCCTTTATTACTCTTTCGATCTTGGTACAACGAAAATCGGGACTTCAATGGTGCTACCATCTTCGCTATAATGTTCATAATGAGTCAACTCACCTTCTTTTGTATAATATTCCCATTTGCCTACACGGGTACCCATAACAATGTCACCTTGCTCCATAACTCTGCCGTTGTCATGACATATCTGTGCACCAGTCATATCTTCATATCCATCTGTATAGTTAATGGACTTGAATTTGTTACCGTTTTCATGATACCAGTTATGTAGGCCAAACTTAGTACCGTCTTCTGTTGTATGCTCGAAGAATCTCTCTGTACCGGGTGCCTTGTTTTTTAACTTATCAGGCATTTCATTATAATCACCTTCGGTTTTAACATTACCGTTTTCCCAGTATCTTACAACTCTTATTTGTAAGTCACGTAGCTTTGTAATCTTTGTCTTGGCGGCCTTAGAATGAACTATACCATAATCAATAACACCTTCAGACAATCTCACATCCTCCTGCCGAGCAAGCCAGCTCTTGGGCTCCTTCAGTCATATCTGTACTTTCATACCGAGCCAACAAAGTCATCCAATCAACTCCCTTAGGCATCCTCTTTTCCAACTCTTCATATTGCTTCTTATTTATATCTTGATAAGGAGCTTGTCTATATGTATGGTCTGAGAACGGCAGGAAAGATACTCCACTCATCCATTCCCAATTTGCATATACCCACGCGCCTACTTCAATCCACTCACTCTCTCTAACAGATATAGTAACAGATGGCTTGTGCTCACAATAATGCTTCTGATATGTCAACCATAGCTCGAGTTGCTCAATAGCACTCATATCCATACGATTAACAGCGTTCTCCGGCGATTTGACAGGGAATGAAAAGACACTGGTATGCAAAGGCCTCGTAATGTCATCCTCGACGGGGAAGTCAGCATCGGTCATCATTTTGCAGAGAGGGTCTTTCTTGTCCGCACGGATTGTACGAATATAATAAGGATTATGACGGGCATGAATACCAGAAGCAGAGTCAACCAACTGAGATACTGTGCCGCTCGGCTTAACGCATGTAATAGCAACTGAAGGATTGATCCCAAGTTTAGTTGCCCATTCTTTATTTGTTTCAATAGCAATCTCACGGAGAGCACTAAGTCTCTTATCCAATCCATCCTCTTTTCCATTCGTTAATGGGTTATCCATAATACCAGTCATTGAAACACCTAGCAGTCTCTCCTCCTCGCAATTAGCCTTCCATTCCTTTGATATGTATTTAAACTCTGTTAGTGTTGATTGAAATGTTCCAAGTATCGTAGCAAGACGAATTTTACTCTTCAATGTTTTAAGCGTGTCTGTCTCTTTCACAACACACTCTGTTAAATTACAAAACTCATTTGTCCTAAGAATAATCTCTGAGCATGGGTTCGTACCGAAGTCTCTATCTGCATCACGTCTACCATTACGAGCTGCTTGCATCTTAGCAGACTCTCTATTAAATATTCCTCGTTCACCAGACTTACTATTATACAGTGCTACCCACTCTTCCATAAAGATACCAATGTCTGGCTTCTCTGTGTAGCATGCACTATTGTTGGACAATGCTCGTTGTCCTTCGTTCTCCCACCATTGGCCTGCTTTCGCATGCCTCATCCGGTCATCACTAAGATTAGAGAGAGAAATGAGAGCACTACGACGAACACCACCAACGACAACAATTTCGGCGATTTTGCAAATGATATCATGACATTCTAACGACGTGAGCTTTCTTCCCATCGCTCCCTTAAATTTAGATATACAGAAATGAAATAAGTCTTCTAATGGCTCTGGTCCACTACTACGACCTCCGAACGTCTTCAATACTGATCCAGCTGGTCGAACCTTAGATGTGTCCCATGCAGGAACTTGTCCAACATATAATAGTCCTATTAGCTCACGCAATGCTTTTGCCCAACCCAATCGACTATCTGCTACAGTGATTAATGTATCTGTTTGATGAAACTCATCTGCTACTGATGGCAAATCATTTACATACTGTCTCTCTACACTGAATCCAACACCGGTTCCATTCATCAATATGTATAGCACTTCATCGAACGACTTAATCTTATTGATTGCAATGAATGCACAGTTGTATCCAGCTATATTGTCTCTCTTCAGTGCTGGACCAGCAGTCATCATTGCTCGCATTGAAGGCATAACTTGAAGACTCAGTATATTTTCCTGGATCTCCTTCTTTACATTAGGTTCTAATTCATATCCGTAGTTCTCTCGCAGATGATCCTCAAAGAATTCAACATATCTGTCTATTGTTTCTGGCCAGCTCTCTCTCCGTTCTTCTTCTTGGATCCATCTTGAATATCTAGACAGATGAATAAATTGCTGGTACAATGTAGGTAAATAATTGCTTTGAATTGGTAATTTACCATTTAACTTTTGCTGTGGTGTGGCTTCAACTTGCTGTAGCAACTTCTTTCTCCTCCGCTAAATCTGTTAAATATTTCCAGCTAACTGGAAACAGTTTTTTTATTTGATTCGATATATCTTCACACACCAAACGAGTCTCTTTTTGCGCATCAGACTTACATCTTAAATTACATACTCTCGCAAAAGCGTACAACGATCCTGACCAATACCATTCTGTCATCAGGCTTTGTGGTAAAACCATTCTGGCCATCTCCGGAGCAATACCTAAGCCTAACATATTATTATAACACTGTGTCGCGTGAATATAAGCCGGCTCAATACTGTACTCTACAGTTTCATCAGAGGAACCTTGCTTCTTGTTCTCTGCAGCAAGTCTCCACTCTTCAGGCTCATAGAATTCTGGCTCATCATCTACATACCGCCTCGATATCTCATTCCATGCCAGACCAACTTGATGCTTTACAAGTTGGCGAGCTACAAATATAGGAGCTTTGATATGGAATTGAAGAAAGCAATGACTAAAAGGACTCCAATGCCCATGCTCAGCCAAATACTTTACAAGGCGTTCGTCTTCCTTTCTTAATTGTGGTACCTTTGGAACTTTTGTCCTAGCTTGAACATTCATCGCAATAGGTTGAAACTTATACTCATCTTCACTGTAATCAACATTCTTATTAAAACTTACTCTAGCAGCATTGACAACTGTTAGGTCGTCACCCATCTTATCAACTAATGTTGCCCATTTATTCTTTGACACAGACATCGCCTTCCTATTAACATTTCTTCCATGTATTAATAGCCAACATGGCATCTAATCTACTATACGTATTCTCGTCGATCAATAATTTTACGTCTGCTGCGTTCAATCCACCCACTATCATATCGTTTATGTCTTTATACTGTAGTCGACTAGGCCACACAACAATTTTTATTCCATCATTTGC